TCTAGGGTCTGATACTCCAAACGAGTATCTTTCTCTAGCTTTGTATCTGACATTTCCAGTATCGAAATCACCTTCCATCGCAGTATTTAATGGAGCTCTTGTAAACATTTTCATACCGTTAGGTACGTCTGTAATGATGTAAAATGCATCAGAGTCAGTTAAGTAATTATTAACTCTGTATCCTTGCGGAACCATACCCATAGATACGATTGCATTGATATCATTATCAGCTGTTCCAGTTCTACCTTGAGACTTCATTAATCTCTCAGCTGTAAACTGAAGCTCTGATGGGATAATCATTTTTACCCCTCTCGCTGCGATTCTAAGACCTCTTTCGTCAGTCATTTGAGCAATGTCAATCATTGACTGCTCTAATGATGTTTCGTTAAGATCTGCTTGAGTAGATAACGTGTTCTTGAAAGAACCCGATACCGTTGTATGCGAAGTGTTAAACAGAGATACACCATCACCTGACTTAAACGTGTTAGTTGATGGTAGACCATTAATTAATGGCTCTACTGCTTTTACTTGTTTCGCATTACTCATAGATCTTGCTAAAGCTTTTGTATATCTAGCAGCAAGTCTATCGTAGAGATTATCTTCGATAGCTTCTTCTGTGATAGCAAATGCTAAAGCTACGGTCTCGTGAGTGTAACGAGCTGTGAAAGTTTCTT